CTGCATTGTATCACGCGCTATGGATGGCTGAATTTCATATCAGTCACTCACAGCTGGTGAATACGGATAGTCTATTGCTAGACTACCCTAGATGCTTTCTTTGACGACCAAAACATAACAATTTTGGAAGCAAGGAAAACATGCACTCCCTGACCTGTGCAGTTAGCACAGGAACGGCCCAAAGGGCCATTAACCGACTTCTGTCGGCATCCATCTCCATACGATTTTCACTGAAAATCGTTTAAGAGACCTCTTCAAGTGTCCAACAGGCCTCGAAATCAGAGGTGTAGTTAGAGACTTTAAGAGTGCAGCATAACCGTCCAGTTTATCTCGAGTTTTAATCGAGACTAGAACTGGCGCCTTATAAACAAGGCGGTGTAGCTTGTCATCCCATTTCTGGTATGAACAAGTGTCCACCCGACTATGCCAACCTAGCGCACCGGACTGAGAATTGACAAGGGGAAGCTTGCCAAGGCAAGATTCAACTATCATCCTCAATTCGGCGGACAGCGAATAGAGACCCTTTAACCAAGCTTGGTTAGAGGCCGCTACGTAACTGGCCAAAGCACTAGGGTCTCCGGAGAGAACAAGAGCTGGATCGGCGCGGATGTAAACAGGGGTTACGTCGTAACCTCTATAAGCATCAACACCGCAACTTTCTCTGAAGTTTCCTTCATAGAAAGACTTCTTCCGGTTGACTTTAAGACCGAAAGATTCTATCCAGCTCATCACCTGATGAACGTGTTCAGTGGGTACGATAATGTCATCACCGTACACGCGAACACGTCTGGCGGTCCGCAGTACTCTTCCGTAAGAGGGACGGAAAGTCCCCTCATTCCAGAGAATAGCACATATCGCTATCAAGGCGAATGTGATACTCTGAACCGGAAAAGTAGTTGCGTTACCCATGCCGGCATATTTAGCCATTTGTTTAGGGATTTTCTTCTCTAAACAATACGCTGAACGACAACGGAGAAGCCTAGAGAGAAATCTAGGCTTCCTCTCGAAGACTTTCTTAACCAACGAATGGCTAAGAAGGTCACTCGCAGAGGACAAGTCCAATGTCGACCACATACCGGTACGGGAGCCGACGAGAGCAAGGTGTTGATTCTTGCCCTGATCGGTCAAGTCTAGGCACTGTCTGAGTATACGACACTTAAGGATTTCGTCCCTAAGTATTGTATTCAAGCCTTGTTGAATATACATATTCAACAAGGGCTCGACAGTTATTGTACGTCGCGAGACCGAGTTCTTTGGTACCGTGACGAGCCTAGAACAGCCGCCAGAAGACAGTACGTTAGGGACTTCTGGAAGTTCATCCCTGAGTGGTTCAAGGGGATCATTACCTCGAACAGGTAACAGTCCGTCTTGAAGTTCGGGAATGAATAATTCGGGACCAGAGTGGGAGAGCCGATAGGACGAAATACTATCGAACTCTCCTTTCCCGTCGAAAGAAGCAATCTTTTCAGATTGAACAATCGACGAGAGCCACTCGAGCCCGTAACCAGATAACACAGGTGATCCATCACGGATACCTGTGAATACGCCAGACCACTTCTGGTTTGGAGTAAGTCCTTCACATACGGCACCCGGACCGTGTCGTAGGACAGCCTTCCGTGCCTCAAAAGTATCGAGGTTAGGGAGACAAAATCCTGCCACACGTGAGAACAGACCCTCATATGAGTTAGGACAGAGTCCAGACTCAGCTTGACGGTCTGTTTCCCAAAAAGTTCGAGTTGCGAGTCGAGTGAGACTTTCATCTCGCTCGTCAGACAACTTGAGCTTCTTAAAGAGACGGAGTATTTCCCTAAGACACTTAACGTGTCCAGGTGATACTGTATCTTTAAGGGATCCGGTTGATGGTTCGAACACTTTACACAGCAAACCTGAGAAAATTCTCGGGAGAGCTCCACAGCGGATCTTTCTAAATCCGCTGGGGCAGGCAAACCTTCCAGTTGCG